GTGACCCGGTTGCCGGCGGTGGTGCCATGCAAGAAGGTCAGGTTACCAGTTGACGTACCAAGGGCTGTGGTGAAAAAGTCCTTGGTAGCAATGGTCGGCGCTTCAATCATCACCGTACCAGCCGGTTTGCGGTCGGTGATCAGTGTTTCTTGGACACCACCAACCAGTTCGCGGTAAACCAAATCATTGGCAAGGGTGAAATCAACCGATTGCAGAAGGCCGCTGTAGGAGAAGAAGGAGAAGGCGCTGGTGTTGCCTTCACGGAAGATCAACGGGGCAGCCTGAGCCGAATAGGTCACAGCAGGGGCTGCAGTATCGGTCGGGGCGTTGTATGTGCCAGTGAGGTTGAATGACAGGGTTGGGATGGCCCCAACTGCGCAACTCATGGTCATTGAGCCACGGCAACCGGTCAGCCTGTGCAGCACGCCATCAAGGTTGAAGTAGATGGTGGTTGAACTAAAGCTGGCTGAGACGGGAGCGTAGGTGACCGACGTTGAGGCAACGATCGTCGCAGCCAAGCCGCATGCCTTCAGGATGGCATCATACTTGGGGGCAGTACCGGCAGTGCCCGAACCGGCCAGTTCAACCTCAAAGTTGATCGCAACACTGGTCTGTGCAATCAATTGATCAAAGTTGCCCAAGTAAGGACGAATCAGGTCACGGCTGACAATTTCACCCGAAAGAGGCGTGATGTCAAGGTTGCGCACCAGCAGGGCGTCAGTACCAGCCGGTGTGGAGTCGGTGCCGTAGGTGGATTCAGTCTTGACCAGGATCAGACGCTTGCGGCTCAGAAGTGCCATTGCTCAATTCCTCAGGGGTGTTGTCGGAGGGTTGGGCCGGCTCTGTCCGCTCAATGAGCTTCCGAATGCCGGTTTTGGGGTTGAGTAGATAGGTTCCACCCTGACCCCAGTATTCATCCACCATGTTAGCCATAGGTCAGGCAGCCAAATTTGTGGAGGACGTTCGGTAAATCACTAGGTAGTCACACATGATGACGCCAGCGGGTTGATCGGCCTCCACAAGGTTAAAGGTAACACTGACCGGTTGAATGTCCATAGCATAACCTCCCAACGTCAGATCACTGGACAGCTTGGAGTGAAGGCTTTCAATGATCGGATCTGCCACTTGGTCTGGGATGTTGCCACGCACAATCACGGTCACACGCACGGTCATGCGCCACGTCAAGGTGGGCAGGCTGGTTTCTACGCGGGATGTATCGGCGATCGGCTCTACGACCAGTGCAGGCGATTCCTCACGCGCCATCGGCTCCACCCGGCTGCGGTAGATCCGCGTACCAACCCCGGTGGTGCCAGTCAGTGCTGTGCGGATTGCTGTGAGGATTGATTCGCGTTTGGTGGTCATGTCTTCTGCAGAGCGATTTGAATAAATGCTCCGTCATCAATCAACATTGTTTCCCTGACGGTGAAAGCAGTCCCGCCCACAGTGATTGAATCACCGCGAACGAGACTGCCAAAATCTGAAGACCTAGTAGTCAGCGTGTAATCAGTCGTTAAGACCATCCCATCGCTGATCACTTGACTTGGGGTGTCAAGGATTCCAATTGCTTGCGTTGCTCCAGCCACACAGGTGAGGCCAAAATCAGCAAGAAACATCCCTAGGTCTTCAGTCAACGCCATAAGGATCAGCCGTACTTAGCAGAAGCCAGACCTTGGACTGAGACAGCACCAGTGCCCGTGCCGCCGGCAACAGTCAGCGAAACTTTGACGAAACGCTTGATGTCGGTGACGTTCACATACAGCTTCTGACGAGAAGCAGTGTTGGCAGTTGTGGTCGTGAAACCACCGCCAGTCACATCGGTGTAAGTACCACCAGTAGTGTCAGAAGTGGTCAGTTTGACGGCAAAGGTGATGCCGGAACCACCGGCAGCAGCGTCAAGAAGGACGACCATGTCGCCTTCATAGCCAGACAGGTCAATTGCGCTGCCAGTGGTGGTAGAAGCGCCAACGGCAGTAGGGAACAGGCCCACCTGCGTGGTTTTGGAGCCGAGGTTGTGAACGGTCATTGGGGTTTCCTCCGTTTGGAAGGTGTGGAAATGGCTTGGATAAACTCTTCAGCTTTTGCAATACCGATCAGGAATTTGGCATCGCTAGGGGAAGCCTCAAGGACTTCCCCCACGCGAGCCACGCAACCACCGGCCATTGTTTGGCTAAGGATGCGGATCATCATGATCAGAGGGTGTTGTTACCGCGAGAGAAGGACTCGGGGTGACGGATGGCCACGTCCACATCCTGCATAGCGATCACGCGAACGGTGCCGCTGGTGCTGTTGGTGTAGGGGTCCACCATGATGTCCAGGCCGGACCAGTAGCCGATCAGCATGTCAGCGAAGTTGCCAAACCACAGATCGCCGGAAGCGACTTGGTTGGACAGCACACCGCGATAGCCGTTCACTTCACCGTTTTCCATCAGGAAGATGCCGGAACCGGCGTCCTTCTTGGTGGTCTTCAGGTTGCCACGCATTGTGGCATTCATCAGATAAACAGGTGAACCCAGCAGAGCGTTGGCGGTAGCAACATCAGACTCGAGTGCAACCACTTCAGCAAAGGTGGGTGCGTCAGCAGCGAAATCTTCGGTGCCGATGCCCGAGATCAGCTTGAGACCCAGGGGCTCGCTGTTGGAGCCGGTGCCATACAGACCAGCGGAGTCAATCTTGAGACCAAGAACAGCAGCCAAGTCACGACGCACCATGTTCTCCACGTCGATGGAGGACTGCAGCATCAGGCGGCGGCTGTAATCGGTGAAGGCAGCAACCGTTTTAGGGGTCAGGCTGACTTGATCGATGGTCTGCTGGCTCTCGCTAGGAGCGCCGGATTCGGCAACCCAGTAGGCCGTGGCAGCGCCCGACTGACGGGGGATGGCGACGTTGCCGACCAGACCGGTCAGCACGGTGGCGCCAGCCTGATCAAGGGCGGAGGCGTTGCGCAGCAAATCGATGAAGGAAGCAGTGTCCAGCTCAGTCGCGACGACGTTACCGCCAGCGGTGGCAACACCAACGCTCAGGTCACGGCGAAGCACTTCCTGGGGGATCGTGATGCCACGGCTCTGACGGCCAAGCTTGGCGGCAGCAGCTTCAGAAGCAGCAATTTCAAAGCCAGCAGCTTCACGCGCAGAGCGATCAGCAGGGTTGGCAAGATAGTTGATGGCGCGAAGGAAAGAGAAAGACCGGGTCTCCTCATGGGACAGGCCGATGTCGGCAGCGTTGTTTTGCACAGGCGTGGCGGAGATACTCATTTTCTCAAGAAGGGCGGTACGCAGCTCTTCAAGACCACGAGAATTCGCAATGAATTCCTGGGCCATGTCGCTGTTTTTGGTCCGATTGCCGAGGGCAATCATTTCGGAAAGCTCCTTTGCCTTGGCCTGTGCGGCCTCAGCGCGGATCGCCTCCAAATCGAAGGTAGGTTCCACGGGTGTTGACTCCGAGAGTGGTGGGTTGGTAACGGCTGAGGCCGTAGTTGAACACTCACTTATAGTAAGGGTTCGACCAATGCCAACGGATTGATCCGCTGGCACGGTCACCAGCGAAATTTCAAACGGTTGGTATGACGTGGCGCGATAGGTGATTGGATCTGTGCTGTTGTCAGTTTCCATTGCATTGATCCTGTAACCAAAGCTGACATTGCGAAGAATGCCGTCTTTGATCAATTCCTGCATTTCACGGCCAAGGTCGTTGTTGGCCATCTTGACCTCGGCGTAACCGCGTTTGTTCTTGATGTAGGCACGCTCTACAACACCAACAATCTTGTCAGAATCATGCTGAAACAGAAGGGGAGCGCCGTCATTCAAACGGCTGAGGTCCATAGAATCCTCGTCCATGTTTAGCACTTCCATGCCAAAATAACGCTCTATAGGCGTCTCGCTTGCAAAGGAAAACACAACACGTCGATCGTCTCCCTCGGAGAACTCAGTGCTGGTTGACCTGCTAAGCGTCTTGCCTTCTAGAAAGCGTAATGCTGCAATCTTGGTAAGCGTCGAGAATCTGTGACCAACGATCGTGTCACTCTCTTCATAGCTACCATCATTGTCCCGGTAAACTTGAATCAAAGCAGCAGGGTCTTCCTCTGTTGCATTGATGGTAAAAGACGAATCAGGGACATCCACTGATCCTTCTGTGATCACACGGGTGATTTTTCCTCGCGCCATTCCGCCACTGCTGTCCCATTCCACAAAATCACCAACCTTTAGGGTGCCGGGCTCAGCGCGTTCCACAACCTCTTCAATTGCCCGGTCTTGTGCTTTTTTGATGGCAGTCGATTTCATAGCACTCCATGATTGTCCGGGGTCGCCCCCCCATGCCGCCCATGCTACCCGACCAGGCGAAGGGTAACCGTCTTCATCTTGTGTAAATCCTTGGCCCTGCTTGTCCACCTCATGCCGCGCAAACCATGCCGCCATGGTGATCACGGTGTCTGGGCTTAGCTCATCACCTGACAGGATCTGGCTGGCCCTGCGTGCTGCCACCTCGGTGCCGCCTTGCTCGCCATCAGCCTTCCATGCGCGGTAACGCTCCGCCTCAGTCCTCATGCCCTCGGTTGGCATCAGGTTGATTTCTTTGTCACCTACTTTTGCCATTACTCCTCCTCATCCTCTTCATGGTTTGCAGGGTGCTCAGTCGGTGCTACCGGCACTGACTGAGCCACACCGTTGCTTGATACTTCTGAAGGGTCAGTGTCCAATACAATCCCAAGCTCATCAGCAGTTGCAAGCTCATGCTGACGTTGCCGCATCTGATCGTCAAAATCACCGCCATGCAAGGCGATGACCTGCGACAGCGTCATGATCCCGCTCCGAATCAGTGACTTGTAGGCATCAGCCTCTTTCTGTGGATCAACAAATTGAGCAGCCGGTGGAATCCACTTGGACTCTTCGTACCGCTCAGGATCCAGCTCATAGCCAGGCAACACCAAAACACCTGCCAGCACTGCCATTTCCATCCAGCGTTCGTAGACGCGCTCACAAAGCGCCTCAATCAGGTACTGCTGTAATGTTTTGTAATGCGTACGGGTTTCGAGTAGCTCCAGCCTCGAGGAGCTGTAGTTGCTCTGGCTGAAGTCGCTGCTGATCTGCGTGTAGGAGCACCCGACGCCTGATGCCACAGCACGCAGCATCTGGGCTACGAACGGGGTAAATGCATCATCCGGCCGGGTGGGCGAGAAGAACTGCATCTCCTCCCCAGGTGCCAGCCGGCGGATCGAGCCGGGCGAAAAGTCCAGAACTGAATCGTCCTGATACTTGCCATCCTCAAACAACTCCTGATCTGGTGTACGCACAAACGCCATCATTGCTGACGAAGCCCGTGCCGCCACAATCTCAGCCTCCTCATATCCACTGAGGTTCCGCAGCCGCATGATCGCCGACGCAAATGCCGTCACACCACGGGTCTGACCCGGCCTTTCCACCGAAAAAAGATGAATGACATCTTGTGCAACAATCCGCTGGCGCTGTCTTGCCACCACAGCCGAACCAGTGAACTGGTAATCACCAGGGTGATTGCGCAAGAAGTGGTAAGCAACAGGCCGGCCCCACTTGTCGATTTCGACGCCCATCCGAACACGGTTGCCGTTTGCCTCGATGCCTGTGTAGTCATCGTCCAGCAGATCAGCCTCGAGCACCTCAAGGCCCAACGGCACCTTGCTATCACCAAACTTTTGATTGATCAGCCTGATGAAAACCTCACCCGACTCCAACATTGACGTGATCGACAACCGTTGGATTTCAACCCAGCTCAGTTGGCCGCCAACATGGCAAGTATCAGCCGTTGTCCACTGATTCCATTGCTTCTCGATCATCGTATTAAAACGATCATCAAGCTTGCCGCCACGCGCCATTTGCACCTGCGACTGATGCTTGATGCCAGTACCAACCACGTTGTTGCGGACTGCCCTTAGTGCTGCCTTGGCAAAATCAGAATCACGAACCAACTGGCGAGCGCGATTGCGAAGCAGTCGAAGGCTGTTCCTGATCTCACTGTCGGCACTGGTGCCAAGGCTGATCCAGTCAGAAGTAAGGCGGTTGCTTGCGACAGCAGCATATGCACGCTTCAGGTTCAGATTGCGCTGCTGCGCCTTTATCAAGTCCTTCTTTAGGCCGGCGGTACGACCAAAGCCAAAAAGTGCCATCAGGTGAACCTCACGCGGGCGACGCCGGGATTGCCGAGGCCCTGCCTAATCTTGTCAGCTCGTCGCTCACGATCCACTTCAGCTTTCAAGACATCCCTCAGTTGGAGCAGCTCAGGCATTTTATACCGCTTCAAGTTGCGGTTTCC